CTTGAAGCCCATGACTAAGTCATTCATGTCGTCACTCCTTGGTGACGGTGCCCTCTACAACATGACGAGGGACCGCAACGGCGAAATCACTCTTAATTCGTTTGAACAACGGATCACAAAAATTGTTGAAAAGCAGCGAATCAACTGTGGTGGGAAACTCATGTCCACAAGAGTTACCGGCCACGGCAAGACCTGGCGCCGTCTCATGGCCAATGCCATAAATCGCGTAGGAATGACCTTTATGACCATTCAAGAACTCGCCGATTCTATGCCCAACGCACGCAAGTCTGATGCCATCACTGAAGAGTCAATGTCGTCTAGTGATACTCGTACCACTGGCTCCGTTTTCGTCAAAGCTGAAGCGGGCAAAGGTGTGCCGCGCATAGTAATTTCGTCCAGAGGTCCTGATCGTATTTACGCCCAGATCGTTTTCCGTGCCATCGCTGGTGCCTTGAAAGAAATGGACGCGTATTGTTTCCTCACTCCTTCTCTTTTACAAGACAAGGTCCAGGCCTTCATGAGCGAAGCAGTCATGATTGTCATAACTGACAGAACTGCTGCTGACGCACATGTTCATTCTGGGTTCCGCGAAATAATTGGCAGCCTTGTTGAAGACATTGCTGGTGACTACTTGTATTCCATTTCGAAAGACGTCGTTGGCGTCTGTGCTACAGACCGCCTTATCTGGGTCCGTACTATCTGCACGGACGTCGTTGACTCCGTCATCTTTGACGGTCCCATCGTCTCAGGAAATGGCTGCACTTCCGTCACCCACGGATTTATCGGAATGTTTATCTCCTACTCAACACGAATGTTGGCCGCTCACGGCCGTGGGTCCCCTGAGATCCACTTTCAGTCGTGTTTGGAAGATTTGAATGCCGGTGACGACTCCAATTTACGCGTTACCGAGTCCGACCGCCGCTGGTATAGTGTGCGCACATTTCTCAGTTCCCTTTCAATGGTAAACCGTGAGTCAAATCTCGGTCTACGTGTGGAAGCACTTTGTGACCCCACTAGAGGCACCGACACGACGTTTTCGTATCTCGAAAACGTCGTTACCAAGTCCATACCCATCTTACCGTACATGCCTTTCCTCGCCCGCCTGTTCACAGATGACGGTCTCAGTACACTCGAAGCAGCTCGTTGGTTCAGCAAGCTCCACGCAACCACACGTTTGATAAAGCCAAAAGCAATTTCCATTGATGATTGGCCTTACGTCTTGGCACTGGAGAAAGCGAACGCAGCCATAGCTTTGAGTTCTGAAGGAATGTGGCCTTACGTTTTCGCAATTTACACGATTGACTGGATCAAACGCAACGTACCAACAGCTTACACCGGCAACGACAAAAGTGTCGGTGATAACTGGTGGGCCGTCCAAGCCACTGAAACAGCCAACTGCGGATTCAACAAAGGTCCTGCTGCTGACTGGATGTATGAAGCCCAAGCACACTCATTCTCCGTCTTGACTTGCAGTCCGTTTAATGAAGCTCTGTTTTATGAAACCATGCGAGCCGACACTGACCCTACCAACTTTCCAATCATGGACACCCTCGGTGAAGTGATTAAGGGAGTGAAGCAGGGTCTGTTGATTGATGGAGGAGCTGGGGCCGAACCGTACGGTACGCCCGAACAGATTGCCCAAATGGAACAAGAACGCCACGACACCTGTGAACACCAACTTAAGACCCAGCTACCACGCTTTATAAGTAAAGCTGGTCAAGTAGACACAAGTACCACCACTGACGACACTGCCTCTCTTAGCACTGTTAAGTCAGCGTACACTGTCTCGACTACTACCAGCCAAAGCACCAAGAGCAGCAGTTCTGGACGCAAACCCAATCTTCAACAAGAAAAGAAACGAAGAAAGAAGGAAAAGCGCAAGAACAAGCACGTCTTGGGTGGTAACCGCGGCAACATGACCCGACAACAGAAGATGGACGCCGTCAAACGCGGTGCCAGTTTCTGGGTGGACGGTGCTGCTCCGGCCAAGTTTGCTGATTCAGAAGTGCGAAAAGTCAAAACACACATGTCCG